CATCACTTCTATATTAGATGCTCTGGCGTCATATACAATCTGATTAATTTCTTCAAACGTATCTTGTGCAAAACTTGCGTTTCTAAGATTTGCACAGTAAAATTCAACAAGATAATTTGCCTTTAAAAAGGCCGTATAGTATCCTAATAGGGCATAACCAATGCCATGTGATTTATTAAATCCATATCCAGCAAATTTTTCAATATAAGACCAGATCTTGTTCGATGCCTCTGTCGGTATGCGGTTATTAGAACATCCATTGATAAATGCTTCTTTCCATTTCTTCATTTCTTCGGGCTTTTTCTTGCCCATGGCCTTGCGAACTAGATCTGCTTCTATAAGCGTCATTCCTGCGAGTTGCTTACAAATTTCAATAATCTGTTCTTGATATAATAGACTTCCGTAAGTTGTGTCAAGAATAGGCTTAAGAGAATGATGAATATATGCTGGTAACTTCTCGCCTTGCTTTACCATCTTATATTCTTCGTGCATTTGACTTTCTAATGGTCCTGGTCTAATGAGAGAAATTAGATCCGAAATATCCGCAATAGATTGTGGCATCAACTGTTTTGACCATGTTTTGCCAAGCTGCTTTTCGAGTTGAAAGACTCCTACCGTCTTTCCTTCTGATAAGAGATCATATGTTTTCTTGTCGTCAAGCGGAATATTATTAAAATCAAGAGTAAGATTATGTCTATTCTTAATAAGAACGAGACTATCTGCAATAATATCCAGTGTCGATAAACCAAGAACGTCTAGTTTGAGCAATCCTAGGTCGTCTACGGCTTGCATGTCCCAACCAAATACTAATGATTTATTGTCAGCCGAACGGCACAGTGGATATTCACCATCAGCAAAGTCCTGATTAGAAATAACCACGGCAGCAGCATGTGTGCCTATTGATTTATAGCAGCCTTCCAAAGCACGGGCAACTGCAAACCACGCCTTGTACTTCTTTTCATATTCCTGTAGCTCTGGCACCATTGCAATGGCCTCATCGAGCGTTATTTGGGTGTGCTCGTCATTTTTCATTGGTAGAAGTGCGGTAATCTTATTTGCTTCATCAAACGACATGCCATATGTACGAAACACTTCTTTAAGGACGGCCCTAGCAGCAAGTTTATTAAATGTCACAAGCTGTGTTACTTTATTAATTCCGAATCTCTGTCGTAGATAATCAATAACTTCACTTCTGCGTGAACGCTGGAAATCACTATCAATATCTGGTAAACTCTTACGTCCAATATTTAAGAATCGTTCCCAAATAAGTCCGTTCTTGATGGGATCAATATTAGTGATGCCAAGAGCATAGCTAACTAAGCTGCCACCAACAGATCCTCGTCCTGGCCCTGTTAATATATTCTGTTTCTTTGCCCACCCAATAACGTCTGCGACAAGAAGGAAGTAATCTGCAAAGCCTAGAGATTCAATGTCCTTTAATTCACGATTTGCACGATCATGATATTCTTGCGTCCATTGATCTGATGCCTTAAATACCTGTTCGCGTAGATAATCAATGCTTGTTTTTCCTGCCGGGATATACTGATAAACAGGAAGTCTTGTTTTATTAAAATCAATTGTAACGTTGCACCTACCAGCAATGGCAATAGTAGTATTTTTTTCGTCATCAGAGAATGGTAATAGATCTATTTCTTCGCGAGATTTAAGATAATACTCATTAGTGGTGAATTCACTGCCGCTAACTTTATTATACTGAAACTCAGACATTTTTCGAAGCGTCTTGTGAGCCTCGGCATCATCTTTTGTGACATAATGAACGTCATTAGTTGCAACAGTTTTTAGTCCATATTTAAACGCAATCTTGCGAAGCATGTCATTAATAGTTGCATATTGCGGCGATAACATATCTTGTACTTCAACGTAAAAATGATCTTTATCTAAGAATTGCAAGAATCTACGAACAATAGCCTCTGCTTTAAATGTATTAATAGTTTGACTTGTATTGTTAACCTTTAAATGTGTTGCCAAAAGGCCGTCGTGACACGAAGTAAGAGCAATCACCCCCGCCTTATTTTGTTCAAGAGTTTTAAAATCAATACGTGGCGTGTAATAAAAATGATTCTCGTCGTTAGCTATATTTAGCATCTTAATGATATTACGCCAACCCTCATTATTTTCTGCTAATAGAACGATATGATAACTGTCGCGAATTTTAAGTTGAATACTCTCTGCACAGTCCTCAACAATATTAACCTCAATGCCTAGTATTGGCTTTATATTATTCTTCTTGCATGTTTTATAAAATGATATGGCGTTAAACAGATTATTGTGATCCGTCAATGCAAGCGAGGACATCCCCAAACTCTTGGCTCTAGTCACCAGAGCTTCTATAGAGCAAGAGCCATCTAAAATAGAGGCTCTAGAGTGTACGTGTAGGTGAGCAAATTGATTCATATTTCGTCCTGCGATGGCTTACGATGATGCGTCTCTCGATAACTTTTACGTGTTGGCTTGGAAATAATCTCTCCTGCCGGCTTAGTAAGCCTTTCTTTCTTAAGATTCTTTAGTCTTTGTCGATTACGTTTTTGAAATTCAGATTCATGATAATTAAAGTCTGCATCGTATGTTCCATGTTTTGGCTCTGGATATCCAGCCCGATCCCACAAATCTCCTAATCTGGTTACGGTCTTGGCAGTAGATAGTTTGGCTGGTTCAAGCGGAACATTATCTACCGGCACCAAACGAAGTCCGCATACTTCATGTTTATCATTAATTATCGGACAACATATGTCACCACTCTTAATAGAGTTCTCTATTTCTTTATGATTAATATCAGCATTAATATAATCTTTGTCTGACCATGCTATATTACATTCACCATTCGTGAATGGATAAATAGACGTAACATGCCCTAATCGGCAAAAGAATTGTTTGGCTGGATGCCATTTTGGAGGTTTATATTCAGAAAGATTCCCACCGCATCTTGGACAAATTATTTTCTTTTCTTTGACACGCTGTAGAACCGCATCTTTACTTTTAATCTGATAACACGTAATGTGTTTATTAGGGCATACGACTAAGCATAGAGCCATTATAGTGTTTCCCAAAAATTATCTACTGAAGCTACCTTGTCAATTATGCCAAACTTAAGTGCCTCATTAGCATCAAAATATACGTCACCTTTGCGAAAATGTATCTTTTCCCATTCCTCACTATTTAATAGTGAATGTTTAGATATTATACCAGTGAACTGTTTGTCAAGTTTCTGTAAATATGCCGTCTCTTTTACAAGATCAGACATAGATGATTCGCCGCTATCTACTAACATTTCATGAGTCATAAAACAACAATTCGGCGTACTAAATCTCTGTCCTTTTGTACCGGCCGCAACTAATAATAATGCTGCGGATTGGCATTTGCCAATAGATATTGTTCTAAGAGGGCATTGTAGACCTTTCATTACATCGTAAATGGCAAACGTATCGTATATATCTCCACCAAACGATTGTATAATTAGCGTAATTCGATCGTTAAAGTTTTTTCCTAGTAATATGAGAGATTTTATGACTGCATCTGTTCGTTTTTTATCTATGTCACCAGATAAAAATATAAGTCTTCTTTTAAGGTCAATATTAAAATCGAATAATGTGTCAAGTTTACTCGACATTGAAATTTCCTTTCCATTTAGCCTTACAAACTGCCACATCGCACATAGCCTTACATTTCCAATCAAAATCGCCCGAGCCTATTACTCTCGTTACCTTTTTAGTTTCCTGTATTTTTAATGCCTTTTGTAATATCCTCTTTTCAGTAGTAAGATCGTCTTTTTCCGTAAAGGCAACGGTAATTGGTGATGCCATAAAGTAATCAAATGTTAACATAACATTCTTAAATTTATGTCCCTTTTTATTTATGTCTTCTATGAATTCTTTTCTAGAAGCATATGAACAAATAAGTGCTTGTGTGTCCACCATCAATTCATCATATGTTTTAGTTTTATTACCGAATTTATAATCTATAATTTCAACTGTATCATCATTAATTTTTCTTACAAGGTCTAAGATACAAACAAGTGGCATTAATGTACCATCAGCTTGTGTAAGATTGAATTCTATTCTATATTCTGTACCAAGTATGCTTTCTTTATTGTTGTAAATCTCATTATAACGACGGAATACGCCCTCTAAAATTCTGATGGAATTCTCAAATAGCTTCTTTGGACATCCCTTAAGTTTGTCCAATGGCTCCTGGCTTATCTTACAAACGCCATTAATAGAATCCCTAAATGGACAAGTATCACAGTGTGGCTTTTGTTCTGCAAAGTCTGCTGGCTTTGCCCATATCAGAGGACTCTCTAATGTAATTTTTTCACCAAATTTGTCATCTGTTTTGAGTTGACCAGCATATCCCTCGTATAATCTACGCATCCAATCATGATCAGTACCATTTGCATATTTCTCTAGAATGTCATGCAATAGAGTGCCGTGCGAGGCACCCCAATTAGACTTAAGTTTTACTTTGTCATGGTATGTCAAGAAATACTTAAATATACACATGGCAAACGTCTCTAGACGAGATGCACTAATATTTTTAATTAACATAGAATGTTGCCTTTAGTTCATCTATACTAGATTTGCCAGGATCATGTAATAGTTTAGGTCTATCAACATGAAAAAAGTCCTTGACAAATTCCTCTATCTTATTACTTGCTTCTTGTCCAGCCTGATCTGTGTCAAGTGCCAGAACTAATTTATTAATACCAAAGTCAATTAGCATGGTTCTATGAATGGGGCCAAACGAACAGCCCAGGATGGCAACCCAATTATATATCCCGGCTTCGTCTAATCTTAGGCCATCAAGCGGTCCTTCAACTAGAATAAGTTCTTTATTTGGACCTATATGTTTTAGTGCCCTAAATAAGTTGTAAAGTATGGAGCCAGTTTGTAGATCGTCTGGCTGTGGCCATCTGTCAAAATGCCTGCCGTGTACCCACTTAGCTTTGATTTTATATTTATCCCAATCCGATTCTGAATAGATTGTTCGCCCCGAGAATCCTACCAAAAAACCCTGTGCGTCTCTAATGGGAAATATGAGTCTATTATGCATAAAGGTGCCTAATCGACTCCAAAATCCAACTTCATATTTTCTAAGCGTTTCTGGTTTAAAGCCCCGTTTCAATAAAAGATCATCCTTGATAGAAAGGAATTTTAAACACGTTTCATTTAGCGGATCGTGAATTTTTATTTTTAGTTGACGCATAGTATTAGTAATAGTAACATCATTATTTAAATTAATACTATGTGTAGTTAAAGTGTAATATACCCAATCTACTGCATCTGCAAATTTTGTATCTACAACACTTCTAACAAGTCCGAATATGTCATCGCCAAACATATCTTCACAATGATGTGTCCAGCAACGCCAATGACAAATTGACTTTCGCCAAGAGAATGCGGTCGGATTTGTTCCGTCACCACCATGTTGTTTACATGGACAACGTGCCTGTATTAAATCCCCATGACTTGCATATGGAATATTTAATGAATCCAATATCTTGTGGATATTAGCGTTGGCGTGGGCACGAAGCCTATTACGTTGTGAATTGGAAAAATCAATCATCGTCGTCATCATCATGGTGATCGCGTCTTCTCTTGTTCTTCCATTCATTTAATCTACGCAATTTTTCTGCCTTAAAATCCAGTGTGCTAATGCCTATCTCAGAGAAGTCGCCCATTCCAGGATTAAATGAAATATTAATATGGCCGCCATTATGCATTCCCGCACCATATCTAGTTTCTAGTGGCATTAAGAAATAATTGCCATTAGGGTCCATTGCCTTTTCGTCCTCGTCTTTACGTTTTAATAGGCTAATAGAACTTACGTTGTCTATAATACGCTTTGCTCCTGCAACGCAATCGGTGCTATAGTTCATTTCTCTATTGGTCTGACCGAACAATAGCATGGGCACGTTCCATTTGTTAACAAAATCGTGCAACGCGGCAACATTCAATCCGTGTAATTGCCATTCTGCAAGTTTTCCGCCGCGTAATTCATCCAGGGTGGCAAGTTTTATATAGTCATATACTATGAGACATTGTGGAAATTTCGCGTCTTTTGATGGTTTAGCCTGTGTTAAAATCCATCTTCGTAGTTTCGGTAGAACCTCTTCTACGCCAAGTCCGCTTGCCTCTAGATAGGATATTGGCATTTTACTGACCTTTTCCCACAATACTGGATCTTCCATACGTTTCTTGTATTCAGCAAATTCCGCCCATCTACTTTCTGGAATGTTGCGTGCCTTTAGCTCATCGGGACTTAATTTCCAAAATCCAGTCTCTAGTATTTCATATGGAACATTGGCCAACATTCCTATTAATCGAACGATTTGATCTTTCTTCTTTAGCTCGGTATCGACTAGCAATACGGGGCATCTAAACTTGAATGCGACAGTTAAGGCATTCTTCAAACCAAACTGAGATTTGCCCTGTTTGGGGGGAGCGACTACGAAAGTGATAGACCCGTTTCTGATCTGTCCAATTTTATGCTGCCATACAGGAAATCCCAAGTCCCATCCCAAATGTCCGGGATTTTCCGAGAACGACATGATAGTTTCTTGTGCGTGTTCTCCAATGGGAATAATAGCGGCGTCGCTAGTATTAAGTTCTCTACTAACATCAATTAATCTTTGTTCAACGCTATCTATGATCTTAACTGCTGAATCTGTCGTGTTATTAATATACCCCTTAACGTCATCAGCTACGTCTATATACTTCCGCTTGATTGTCTCACGTTTAACTACTTGAAAATAAGTAATGCATTCTTCTTCCGGAAGATTTTCGGCTAAAATGCCGTCTATTGTTTGACCATCTTTTGTTATGGCCATAAAATTATCAAATCCAAGACTCTTCGCCTTGGAAATGAGTTTTAGTTTGCTAACTCTTTCTGAGGCGTCTTCAAGATAAAGACTCTTAAGGGCCTGAAAGATATACTTATGCCCAAGTGACATAAAGTCATCCTCAGAAAGATAATTAACGAAGTTGAAAAATGTTTGTGGATACCGTACAAATGACGATAAAAGTAATTTCTCAGCCGCTTGGTTGCTCATCGCCCACCTTAGTAATTAAAGTAATTAGATCCTCTACAGAAACAGCCTCGTCTCTGACCTCAATTAGTATTATGCCATTGATAGCACACCATTGCTTCTTTTCCATATCTCTTGTTTTTTGACGAATAAAATCATCTTTTGAAGCATGAAAGAGGGTATTAAATTGATCATGCTGTTTGCCCTGAAATTCGAAGGCCATTTTAAATGAGGGAATAAAGAAGTCTAAGGACATTCTAGATTCTGGAATAACAAACTCTTCTAGGATAGGAGTTGACGTAAAGATAGTCTGTAGCTGTTGGCCCAAGTGAAATTGGGATTGAGATCGACAATTTTCCCTAGATTTTAAGGGATGTTTATGTTGTGCAACCTCACAACTTACTTCTTTGCCATTAAGCGTCTTGAATTTCATTTTCTATCTGGTTATTTTTAGTGACACACTTAGATAAGAATTCTGATAGCTTATTAGTTAGATGATCTGATAGTTTAGTGTCCAAAAGTAATCTTCTGGCGGCATTAAATTTACTAAATGGATTTGGCTCGGATTCAACTCCATTGTCTATCTTCGAAGGCAAAAGAACTTGTTTACCACCTGGGCCGCCTATTGTTAATAGGCCAAATTTAATACATAGATGTATCATTTCTTGTTCTCGGTAAATACCGTTATAAAACAGAATAGGAATCTCGCCTCTTTGACCTTCGGGAGCACATTTATTTTTTATGATTTTATATCTCATCGTAAAGCCGATGATGTCTCCTGCGTCTTCATTGCCAATTCCGACAGTCTTAATCATTTCTGCTTTGCCGGGCTTCATTAGTTCTATTCGTTGTGTCGCATAATAACGAATTGCTTTTCCGCCAGACGGCTCCCTAGGATCACCGAACATAATGCCTATTTTACTTCTAAACTGATTAATGCAGATAAAAGCAACTCCATTCTCTTCGGCGGCGATATTAAGGGCACGAACACCTTCTGATATAAGTTTGGCATGATTTCCCATATGACTATCGCCAATCTCGCCAGTAAGAATAGCAGAAGGTATGCACGCATCTATAGAATCCAACACAAGAATGCTATGTGGATTTGATACGCACCATTTGCGACATAGTTCTAAAGCAGTCTCTCCATTTGGTGCCGTAATCACCTTGATTGGAGAATCTTCTTTTCCAAGAAATGGCTTAATACTTCTAATAGTCTCTAATAGAGATTTATTAAGATTTCGTTCC